GCTCCATGCCTCCCAGTTCGTGGCTGCCGCCGGCAGGGGAATGTCGTATTCCGTGGTCCAGAACGTGCCATCGATGCTCGATTTCAGCGCGGCGACGAATATGGATGCTGTCAGGTATTCGACGTATTTCTCACCGTTGGTAAAGTTCGCGTTCGTGATCCCGCATGGGTTGTACGCCTTGAACCGGCCCCAGGCGGTAGGCAGGCAGCGCATGCCGATCTCGCTCCATGGATCGGCGTACGTGACGTGGTTCGCCGTGTAATGATAGGGCGAGTCGAATAGTGTCGCCTGCGTCCACTGCCCGGCGCGCAGCCCATCGTTCTCGCCAAACTCCTCGTACACCCAGCTCCCGTTCGTGCTGTGGTCCAGCTCGAATGCCGGCTCATAGTTGGCGTCCACCGTCGGCGCCGTCGCCGCCGCGTTGCCGTACAGGATCCAGATGTCGTGCTGCACCCACCACACGGTAGTCCCGAGTCCGTGCGCCCCGGCCCCCGTCCCGCGCTGCGCCCGCGTCACACCGGTGAACCGCTGCAGCGCCTCGCTCTTGCCAGTATAGGTGAACACCTCCGAATCGATGCGCAGGATCCCGGCATTGGGAAACGCCGCCACCGACTCGTTCACGTCGATCGTGTCCACCACCCCCGCGCCGGCGATCGCTGCCGCCAGGGTCGCCTGCCCTGCCGCCTGGAAATCCAGGTTCACCCACACCTTGGTCGTCGTCGTGTGGATCCCGTCCAGCCAGCGGTCCACCTCCACCCCATCCACCCAGACACGGAGATCGTCGCCGTCGTCCTGCATCTTGCCGGCCGTATGCAGCGCATCGGTGTTGAAGGAATCGTTGCAGATGTCTGTCGGGTACTTGGCGTATGGCGCGCTCGCCCGCCAGATCACCGGGATCCAAACCTTGTAGAGGTACCCGCCTGTCTTGGCCAGGTACGGATCGATGTTGATCTTCGGATAGGCGTCGTCCGTCCCGTCGTTTACCGCGTGCCACGTCTGCCCGCTGGCCACCACCGACTCGATGACGACCGTCTCCGTCGTGTTTCTCCACCTAACGTCATTGTCCACCATCAGCGTGGCCACGAATGCCTTGTCTGTCGCCAGCCCCTCGCTCATCTCCGGTGAGCAGCTCTCGCAGATAGCCATCACGTAGAGGCTGTTCGCATCCGAATCTACCACGATCAGCTGGTGGGGCGTCTCGTCCTCCGGGTCGAACCAGGCCAGCAGTTGATTCCGCAGCGCGCGCAGGTCCGCCCCCACGATGACGATCTCGAGCTGTAGCCGCCATCCGGGGCGCGAGATGCCGGCCACCAGCGGCCAGCGCCCGGTGCGCGGCGCCAGGATTGCCTGCACGTCCGGCAAGCCCCAGTCCAGCCCCGGCCGGAACCCCGCCCGGTAGCTCACGTCGTCGTTGATGTTGTGTGCGTCCCAGCTCACGATTACCGGATCGCCAAATGCCATATCCTCACCCCATTGCCGCCAACTGCTGCAGCAGCCCCGGCCCGTTCTGCACACCCGGTATGGTCACCGGCCCGTAAAACTGCACCGTCTGCCCGCCGGCCGCGCTCAGCGAACCGGCAGCACCCAGCGAGACCGCCGCCTCTAGCGAGACCACGTCCGACAGCCCGCGCGCCCAGCCCTCGATGCTCTGCCGCCCGATCAGCTCGAATGCCGCGCTTGGTGAGTGGATCCCCAGGAACCCCTTGGCCGCGTCCAGCGCCGCCTGCGCCGCCCGCCGGGCCGCGTCCTTCAGCCAGCCCACCGCCGCCGTGATCCCCCTGGCCACCCCCTCGATGATCGCCTTGCCCACCGCGCCCCAGTCCGTGTTCTGAAAAAAGTTCTTGATCGCCTGCCAGGCTGCGCTTCCGATGCCCTTGATCATCTCCCATACCTTGTCCCAGGCCGCCCGCACGTTCTCGCCAAAGCTGTACCAATCCCCGGTGAACGCCGCCTTCCAGGCATTGTACACGTCCATAAAGACGCCCACGAACCATTGCACAACCGCCATCACGCCCTGCCAGATCTCCTGCGCCTTGGCCAGGACCTGCTCCCCGTGCTCGGCCCACCAGGTACGGATGGTAGTCAGTGTCTCCAGGATGAACGTCCGGATGCCCAGGAAATCGCTCTCCCACGCCTTCCGGATGAGCACCACCGCCGCGATCAGCGCCAGGCCCACCGCGATCACCGGCGCTGCAGCCGTGATGATGCTGTACAGCGCCGGCAGCACCACCGCCGCGATGGCGATCCCCAGCGCGATCAGCACGTCTTTCAGCTCCACGTTCTGCCCGATCCACGCCACCGCCTGCTGGATCCACGGCCGCACCGCATCCACCACCCCCATGATGCCACCGATGAAGGTCTGGATCTTGGCCGTCGTCTCCGCGCCAAACAGGTTCGTCACCGCCTGGTAGAACCCCTCCACCAGCGCCTGCGTGTCCCCGCCCAGCGCGGCGATGAACCCCTGCACCAGCGGCTCGATGGCCACACTCACGTCGCTGATCACCGTCGTCAACCGCTCGAACAGCGGGATGATGATCGGCAGCACGGCGTCCACCGCCTGGCCGAACCAATCCATCAGCTTGCCGGCCACCGGCAGCAGCGCCCCGCCGATCTCCTCGCGCACGTTGGCCATCCGGTTTTTCAGGATGTCCATCTGCCCGGCGAACGTCTGCCCCGCCGCCGCGGCCGCCCCGCCGAACTTCACCGCCAGCGCATCCAGGATGATGCCTTGCGCCTCCTCGAGCTGTCCGGCCTCGGTCAGCGCCTGGATCGTTTTCTTTTGCTCCTCGCTGAACGTGATCCCCACCCGCGTCAGCGCTGACATCCCCTGCACCGGATCGTTCAGCGCCCGCCCCAGCATCCTGGCGCTGGACTCCAGATCCTGCCCCAACACCGTGCTCATGTCCAGCATCGTCTGCGTGGCCGCCGGGAACACGTTCTGGCCGATGTTGGTGAACGTCAGCAGCAGGCTCTCCCCGCTGATGATCGCCTCGTCGTCGAATCGCGTGATCTTGCTCAGCGAGTCCGCCAGCTCGTTGGCCCGCTCCGCCGTGATCCCCGCCACCCCGCCGGTGCTCGCCAGCACCGCGTTGAGCTGCGCCTGGACCACCTCCGCCTCCGCCGCCTCGTTGACCATCCCGCTCAGGGCCTTGAATGCCACGACTGCAGCGCCGGCCACCGCCCCGGCCGCAATGCCGATGCCCGCCAGCGCCATCCCGCCTAGCTTCTGCACATTGCCGACGATCTGCCCGATCCCGCCCTCAGTTTTCTTCTTGGCCGCCGCCAGGTCCCCGTCGAGCTTGTCCAGGACGGCTCTCACGGGAATCTGCGCTATCCCCAGCACGCCTTCCGTCGCCATCGTTTGTCCTTATCCGTGTGGATCCGCGTGTATCCGCGGTTTCTTTTCCTTCTTTGCGGCCTTTGCGGTTTCTCCTCTGTTCCTGTGCGATCCGCTTCAGCTCCTCAAACTCCGCCTTGCGCTGGCGCGCCTCCTCCGGCGTCAATGCCTTCGTCTCCCCGCCGCCCAACAGCCGCTGCAGCGCCGGCAACCGTTTCGACCGCTGCAGCGCCGCCACGTGCCACGCCAGCCAGCCCGCCAGTTTCTGCGCCAGGCGAATCAACTCCCCGGTGCGCGCCGTCTCCTGCTCCAATCGCCAGGCTCGCGCCTCCATCGCCATGCGCGTCTCCCGCGGCGTCAGGCTCCAGAACTCCTCCACGCCCAGCCCCGCGCGCAACCCCTCTCTCAGGAGAGCCTCCCAATCCGTACCCTCTCCTGCTTGCGGCGGAGGGCCGGGATGGGGGTTCTCCTCTACTGAGGGCGGACGCCTGCGTCAGCCGAGTTTTCCCCTTCCTCCGCCTGCTTGTACCCGAGCACATCGGCGATTGCCATGAACACCGCCTGCGTCACCGCCGGGAATCCCAGCTCGTCCATGATGCGCCATGCATCATCCATGGTGAGCTGCGGCCCTGCCTCGTGCGCGTCGCGCCGGCCGTACTCGATGCCGATCTGTAACACTCTGGCCACGGTGGAAATGCTCAGCTCCCCACCCTGTGCGCTGGTCAGTATGCCGATGATCGGCCTATCGCATACCCTCTCAGCCTCCGCCAGCGCCCGGTTCGTAAACAACACCGTATACCGGCGCCCGCCGGCCTCCAGGATCCGCTCCCCGCGCGCTCCGGACCTACTGGTCCGCTCGTTCTGTGTCATGCTCTATTCCTTTCTCCCCTCCCCTTTTAGGGGAGGGGCTGGGGGTGAGGTCCTCTTGCTTTTCTTCTTCCCCCTCTCCCTCTGGGAGAGGGGGAAGGGGTGAGGGTTACGACCCGCTTACCCACGCGCCGTCGATCTCCAGGCTAATGCTCACCGTCGCCACGTCCTGGTCTGGCGCCGCCCGGCTCAGCGTCCCCACGATTGCGTCCGCCGACTCGGTCACCACCCCGTCCTCGATCACCACCACCTCGACCAACGTGGCGTTGCGCATCGCTGCCCGCAGGGCCAGGTACGCCGTGTCGTCCGGCACATACAGCCCGTCCAGGCTGATGCTCTAGTCGTACCGCCCCGGCAGGACCCGCATCTCCCGCTGGTCCTTGCTGGATACGTCGATTTCCGCGGTGGCC